ATATAAGATCAGTATCTGGAACTCTCTCATACCCACCTTCCAGGTGCTGATCTTTTTTATTTTAGTGATATAATGTAGTTACTATGACATCTTCCTGTGGACCCGAAACATTTGGTGCTGACCCAGTCATTCTAAAATGGCAGGTAGTCAGAGGCGATACTTCGCCATTACGTGTTCAATTCTTTGAAAACGACGAGGCCACAGCTTACGATACAGGTTCCTGGCTTTACGAGTCATTCGTTTACGACGTTAGGGGCGATGTCCTAGTAGAACTAGAAACTTCTGCTGGAAATGGCTATGTAGATATAATGGCTGCCCCAGCAATTACCGAACTATGGGGCACAGGATATGCACCAATAGTCGCAGAATTGGCTTTTGATTTACAAGTTACAATTGGCGGAGAAACCGTATGGACACCAGTTATTGGGACCATTGTTGTACTTGGAGACGTTACAGGAGGTTTAAATGCCAACTATTAAGATTGTACCAATGCCAGGAATTTCAGTGCCTGGCCCACAGGGTCCAGTAGGCCCACAGGGTTCAACAGGACCATCTGGTTTATTTGAAGCAGTAAGGGTTGAAACTGGTGCCTACATACAACAAGAAACTACAAATATGAGCTTTGTAGTTTATCCACCATTAAGTAGTGGTTGGTCTATTGGACAAAGAGTAAGGCTGTGGCATACAGATCTACAGGGACTGCATGTGGATGGAACTATAGATTACATAGCTGCAGAATTTAGAGACTCCTTTGGTATCGTTATTGACACCTATAATCTAAGTGGTATGGACACCCTAGAATATGATATGACATTGCTAACTGATTCATTAGCAAATACTGGAAACTTTCAATTTAATGCAAACACAATATCTACAGATGAAGACATGACAATTACCGTTAATGGGGTTCCAGGAAAAGTAAACATTGGTGGCTACCTCGGAGTTGATCTGCAATTTGCAAATACACCAGGTGCAGGACTAAAATTCCCTGATGATACGGTACAGACTACAGCGTATCCAGGTCCACAAGCACTATTTCCAGAACCAGTAGACTGGACTCCAGTTATGTCTGGTGACGGCTTTACACAATTTTCAAATCTAGCTACTGGAACATACATGAAGTATGGAAGAATGGTTGTGGTAAATATGTTTGTTCCTTTTACTAATGTTACTAATTTCGGTACTGGCCAATACTCTGTTACCCTGCCATTCCCTGCACTTAACCATCTAGATGTATTTGCTGGATCAGTACATAATACTGGACCAACCACCGATCACTATAGCCTAAAAGGACATCTAAGTGATGGATCTTCAACAATGACGCTCTGGTACATTAGTGGTTCTTCAAAAGATGAGCCATTCAAATCCAATGCCCCGATCAACCTAAATACAACAGATTTGTTCCACATGCACTTCATTTATGAAACCGCATCGTAGAATTATTTGACGTGCTATAATATCTAGAGGAGTAAAGATGGCATTTCCAGGTACATACAATTTTAACTATTACAAAGGCGACACCTTTGAGTTTAAAATCTACCCAAAAACATCCTCTGGTGCAGTTTTTTCAATGAGTGCATATAACAAGACTAGCGGTGCTAAGTTTGTGATAGCAGAAGAGCGTGGATCAAATGGTTATCTTACACAGGTACCATGTACAGCAGTAATTTCAGACGATGGGACATACCTTACCTGTATTATACAGCCAGGCCAGGGTGCTCAGCTGGAACCATCTCTGGTATACGTCTATGACGTAGAGATAAGCAGAGTTGATCAGTCTTCTGGAACCCCAGTTACATATACTTATACGCTGCTTACGGGATCAATCACCGTGACGGATCAGGTAGCTGGAGCAACTCCACCATCTGGTAATGGAGGGTAATTTTGGTAGACGTTTCACAAACATCTAATGATGTTTCTCTTGTCGGCGGACCGTCAATAATAAATTTAGTTGTTGACGCAGGACCGCAGGGTCAGCGTGGCAGTCAGATCTATACTGGGCCAGGCAATCCAACAGATGAGATTGTTCAGTTACCATCAATTCAGATAAACGACATGTTTATCAACCTTAACCCAGAAAGCCCAGACTACCTATATCTGTGGCAATACAATAGCCAAGATGGAGTCGTTGCATGGAGAAAAGCACTAAGACTAATTCCAAATACAATTCTTATCAACCCAGTTATTAAGTTTATTAACGGTGTTGCACACACAAGCGTTCTTTATCAGAATAACTATATCGACGTAAAGGGAATCTACTTCCCACTTGCAGCATTTGGTGAAACAACAGATCTTGAAAACTTGAACCCAAGAGACTTTAATATCCAGATGAATTTAATATCGGATAAGGCGACTGCCTACTCTATTAATTTAAAGGAAATCTCAAATCAGATAGATATAGAGTTTTTGTACTTTAATCCATTGAATCCGTCGGATCCTCTAAACGGCACATACGTTGCAGTAAACAACTTTGATTTCCAGGCTAACGTGCTTTCTGCAGATTTGACAGCAGTAGAGCATGTGTCTGCAACAAATACCATGGCTGGAATTAATGGCTACAGGATTGTTCACTTCCTAGCTACATTGGGTGGTAAATCACCAAGCCTACTAGAGTTTGACGCAACAGATGTTAACGAAACCCTAGAGCTTATTGGAATTACAAACCATGGACTATCTACTGGTGCGAAGGTTGTGTATCTAAAGAATCCTGTCAGTGCAGCCATAGGTGGTCTTTCAGATCAGTCAGAATATTACGTAACTAGAATTGATGAAGATACAATTGCACTACGTGACACGCCTGTCTCTCTAACTCCAATCAACCTATCAATTGGAACTGCAACAGGAGTACATGCATTATCAGTAGTAGGAGCAGGACTATAAAATGACAGTAAATATTAACCCAAACTATGATCCAAATATAACTGGAAATGAGCTTTACAATACCCAAATTCCTGCATTGTCAGAAAATGCAAATATTCAAGAAGCTCTCCGTGTATATCACTATGGAGTCGGAACTGGAGTTCCTACTACAAATAGTCAAATCCAGGAACAGTCAATTGCTGGTCACTTGAAGAAGATTAAAACCGATCTTACAACTTTGCAGAACAAAGGGCTAGGGTCATCGTACACATCTACCGAACCAACATCTATCGACAGTGGCTATGTTTGGGTAGATGCTGATTCGGCAGCACCAATTTTCGGATCTCCACCAGCCACAATACCATCAGTTGCTAAATATCAGAATACCGCACCAACTACTAATTTAGTAGATGGAATGCTTTGGGTAGACAAAGACTCATCTCCACTCAAAATGTATATCTATGATTTAACAACTACCACCTGGAGAGAAATAGGGGCATAATGTCAACAATTAGTAATATCGGAAAAATAGCTTATATTTACGATCAGCCAACCGATACCTGGCATCCAGTAGCTGGTATGACTGACACATCAGCCGATATCACGTGGACTGGCGACCACACTTTTTCTTCATCTAGCGATATCGTTATAAACAAAACTGCGGTCGCAAAGAATGGTATAAATAACTTTGGAAGCGTCTCTGAAAGAAATACAAAGATTCCAACACCAACAGATGGCACTTTTGCATTGTTTGTAAATGGAACATCTATGTATGTTCAGTATTATCATGCAGGTGCTTGGAGACTGTACGGTAGCGACGCATATCTAGAAGAGCGTACATCAGCAAATATGCCAGATGGAGTAACATACACGATACAGGCATCTGACGCTGGTAAGACGCTGGACATGAACCTAGTAGCATCTCATACTGTAAAAGTGCCATTAGACTCAACTGCAAATCTACCAATCGGATCACAGCTGGCATTTATTCAGGCAAACACTGGACAGACAGCATTTGAAGGCGAAGCTGTAGGTATTAACTCAGTAACTATTTTGAGCAAAAACTCTAATAAAAAGCTAGCATCCAGATATTCGCAGGGGCTTTTGATAAAGAAAGCAGCAAATACCTGGTATCTAATGGGTGACCTAACGGCATAGGACCAGCATGTTAGGTATTGGAGGAAAGTTTGCTGCTTCTAAAGGAATGGTTGTCGTTCCGAATCTTTCTGGGCTATCCTCTTCCGCAGCCAATGCATTATTGTCTAGCTATGGACTAATATCTGGTTCTGTTTCTTCTACTTCTACTGGAAATTCTTCACTAAATAATACAGTTTATTCTCAGAGCATTTCTGCTGGAACACTAGTCGAATATGAAACATCTGTTGGCTATGTTCTTTATTCTTATGTTGCACCACCACCACCAACTGGACCAACCCTGGTTAGTGATAGTGGCTGTGTCTATACAGATTCAATTAACTATAGAATTGTCTGTACTCCTTACGTGGGTGTCGGATATGGATATTCCACCTGGGACGACAGGACATATGGCATAAGAACCTACTCTGATGGGTCAAGCATAGAGTACACTTGCAGTGTAACACCTGGCGGTAATGAAGGAAACATCGTAGGACAGCTAACCGAGTGTGGATATGTGGCACCAACGTGTTCTGGATCGTATAAAGATAATGTTGGATTTACTGGATCATGCTCTGGTGGTCAAAGATGTACATATTATAACTGGTATGACTCTTGTGGAAACTATCTCAAGACTACTCAGGGTGGATGTACTGATTGCTGTACCGCAGGTCTAATATCTTGCAGCACAGTTCAGGTAGCAAATGGTGTATTCGTTAAGACATGTACCTACAGGAGAGCAGACTGCTCCACTTATACCGAAAGCACAACCACCTGTACAGCAACATCATCAACATCTTGCGGAAGCTGTGTTTATGCTGGATACACAATCGGATCATATAAGAGTTGCACAACAACTACTAGAAGTACATCATGTACTACATCAACATCTACAAAATCTGTTAAGTGCTAATGCTATAATAGACATATGAGTGAAGATGTTGAATTTAAGAAAATAGCCTTTATGGTGGGTAATGAAGTGTTTTATGTTATGCATATCCCACAGGTACCAGAATTTACAGGTGTATACGAAGGCATGCTGTCAGGACCAACACTGGTCGATGTAACACATGACGATTTTTTTGTAGAAGCTGGAGCCAGACTGATTGATGGTGAATTCTATGTACCAGTTTCAAAATTTAAAGCTAACCAAATCCAAGAACCAGATTACGAGGTAGAGTAATGTCTAAAAGTCCATTTCAGCAGTGGAAAGAAAATCTTGGAGAGACTAGGCCATGGGATCTTTTAAACCCAAAAACAGAATTTGTGGATAAAGAAACTGCACAGTCAAGATATGATGTTTGTAAAGGTTGCCCGTTTCTGTTGCCAACAACACAGTGTTCTAGGTGTGGATGTCTAATGAAGGCAAAGGTCAAGCTAGCAAATGCAGAATGCCCAGAACACAAATGGGGTAAGTCTAACCAGGAAAATCACTAATAATATTTAGTGCACTATTTTCTGTAGACCAGGCAGACCAGTTCTTCCCACCACTTGACATCTGATACGCAATTTTTGCGTTAGTCAATGCATCAAATAAATCATCTTCAGACTTGAGGTTGTACTTGGCTACCCTGTTAGTACCTAAAGACCCAGACATATTAATCTGAAAAAGTCCATAGCAATCGCTAGACTTGTTGTATGCCATTGGGCGTTTGGTGGACTCCTTGACTGCAATTGCCCACGCATATTTTAGTGCATACCCAGAAAATCCAGCTTGCTTAAGAATTGAGATTAACTCATGATCAGATAGCATTGTTTTTGCTGTAACTGGTGCTTTTACAATCTTATACTCACCACGCTCAAAGCTAACTTCTTGACTTTTAGGCACGGTAAGTGTTTGCAGATTAAGATCAGTAGGCTGTCCCATAATGCTAGAAGCAGTTAATGAGACAACCATACTGATTGATCCAAATAATACGTTGGTATTCATTAGTTCCTCAAGTCAGAATCAATAAAGTTTCTGTATGTAATATCAGAGTACTTTCCACCAAAGTCTTCTACATTGTCTATAGCAGTAACATGTCCACGTTTAGGTGCATGGATCATGTTGCCATCACCAATGTAGATGCCAACATGGTAAGCATCCTTGGATCCATTGTAATGAAATACTACAAGATCTCCAGGCTTAGGATTGTTTGTTTTGGTACCGCTTGTATCTTGCTTAGATGCTCTATGCTCTAGCTGGATATCAAGCTGCTCATAGAACCACATTGTAAGTCCAGAACAGTCCCACCCAGATGGGGTAGATCCAGAGAATACGTACCAAGTTTTACCAACATGACTCTTAAGCTTTTTGATGGCAGACTTTATTTTCTTACCATTAGCCATTAGTCTTTGCTCTTCAAGGAACTCTGCTTGGGCAGCAGCTTTTAGTTCAGCCTTGTTTAGCATAGATACAGAAGTATGATTACCACGCTCTGGCCTAATACTTTCTTGAGTATAAGTACTTGCGGTAACTCCGCCAGTAGTTAAGGATATCACGGTAGCACTAATTATTAAGAATTCTTTCATAATTAGAACCCACCTTTTTGAGGGGTATTTCTATAGTTGTTTAATGCAGCAAAAATCATAATTGCTACCTCCTTTTTATTCTTTTCGTTGTTACAACCCTGTCACGGTCTTGGCGACAATATTTTTATTAGTGCGATAGCAATAAAATTGTCTGTTTTTTAGAGTTAGTACTCAATGTCACTTTGTTGTCACTCTGTTTCATCGTTTGTCCTCCTAGAACAAAAACTTCCTTTTGGAGGAAGTTGTCCTAATATTCTACCACTTTTTATGGCTTTTTGTCAAAGCAAAATATATTTTAAAAAATGTGGTATTATATAAAAGAATAGGAGAGGTATATGTACACTTACCAAATTGGTCCAAACAACACAGTTCTAGTGTTTGTAGAAGGACAAGAGGCACCGCTCTTGGCACAGCCAGGATACCCAAATGGAGATGCTTGGGAAAGCACAAAAAAGGCTGAAGCATGGGCAAAGCTTTTTATCGCATCAATTGAGGACGAAGTTGCACCATATGCTCCAGAAGGCAAAGGGCTTGCAGGAAAGCCAAAGCCAACAGCAGAAGAGATTGCTGAATTTGAGGCTACCCTACGTGGCCCACAGCCGACAGAGGGAGAATAATTTATGACTACAATGAAACATGCATTAGGATACAACAAGGATGGAATTCTTGGGGTTGCAGGGCTTCTTAATGGATTGTCCTCAGCAGCTAAGTTCCTAGGATTCTCTGCGATGTCAAATAAATTTGGTAATGAGGCTGGAGTTTTTGCTTTCTTGAATTCTCCAACAGCTAATGCTCAAACTACAGTATCGCCGCTAGTTGCACTACCATCGAGCTATGCTGGAGGAAATGGAATTCACGCTTACGTGCTTCAGGCAGCATATCTTCAATCTGGACTTTCCACGCTAGTATATACAAAAGATGGAGTAACTCTATCAGTTGTCGAAACTCTCGGAAGTAATATAAATCTAGTAGCAGGATCCCAGACTGCATCTATTCAGTACATCACGTACTCTGAAGAAGCTAGAGAGTTCTTCCTTAAAGTCTATATCAATGTAACTGGTCAATCAAATATATTCAAAACCTCAGACTTTGAGACATTCGTAGACCTAGGAGTATCTCCAATTGGATCATACACATCGTCAAATATAATTGCTGATGGATCTGGAAAGCTATATATGGCAGACTCTATGGGTGGACAGGCATATTTTTCTACAAATGGTGGAACTACTTGGACAGCTAGTACGTTCTATGGTCCAGGAGGATCTTCTGCAGTTAGCAGCAACAACCTAAGATATATTGGCAAGACAAGTACTGGTCAGGTAGTCCTATCACAGGCCTCTTCCATTATAATTTCAGCAGAGCCATGGGAAAGTTCAATTGACTACATTACAACAGATTTTGCTAATGGATATCTAGCAACATCGATGGCAATTCAATCTGGATCTGGGTTCTATAGACCAGTGATTGCTAATGATGTTGTGTATTCTATCAATAATATGGGAACTGGATTTAGAGGGCTAAATATCGCAGAAATTGTTGCTACAGGCAATAAGACACAGATGATCAACGTTGATGGATACTATTCAGACTCATCTCTTCCAAGTGAATGGAATAGAAATCTAGCTTCAATAGATGGAATAGCATATGGTTTTATAATTATGAATAATGGCATGTCTATTATGCTAGGAGTCTATGAGCTTAGTGCTAGCCAAACCAGTATCTCTGGAACTATGGTTAACATGCAGTCTATATCAGATCTTAATAACTACTACACTTCAGCTTCAGTTATTGGCTAGTAGTAATGTTAAAGAATACCCTCACCAAACGGTGGGGGTATTTTTTTATAAACATGCTATAATAAACCTATGGCAAATCACTCAATTAAGACAGTGTCAAGCACCCCAGTGCTTGTATCACCAGCACCTACATTTTCTGGTGCAGATGTTATTATTCAGAATAATAGCACTGCAGCAAATGTATACCTTGGTGCATCAGACGTATCTCTAGAGTCATACGGATTTAAGCTAGCCGCTGGTTCAGCAATCTCGCTAAGACTAGGCGGTAAGGATAGCGTTTACGCAGTAGCAGACGCTACAGCTACAGTTAGCGTTCTTACAGTAGGGCTGGCGTAATGTATGGCAAGGTTTATTAATCCATCATCTTATGTTGGTAGAGACTTCTACTTTAAGATAAATCCAGATGGATCAATCACACCGCCACCGCCACCCCCTTCAGGCATTTCATTATTGGGAACAAGAACCTACGATGCTACAGGGCTTGGATCATTTAAATCTATTTCAGATATAGAGCAGTATTCATCACAGCTACCAGGAAACGGATATCTCAGATATACAATAAGAAGAAATTCAATTCTTGGCGGCGACAAGACAATAACAGTACCATTCTACAAGCACAATGATGGAAAACTCTGTCAGTCAGCATTCTCACTAACTGATACCAATCAATTTTTATCTAACGTAACATCAATTTTTAATTATGGAAATGATGACCATGACACCCTAGCCATGAGAGCAAATGGAACTGGGTTTATATCTGTTTATAATAGTGGAAACTGGGCAAATGGAAACAACTATTCTATTTTCCGAGGTGCAACAGAGCTAGCAAATTATGCTGGTTTTCCAGGACAGTTTGGTACTACAGTAGAGTCGTTTGTAAGTAATACTACTGCACACTTTATATCATTCCCACAGTCTGGGGCAGAAGTTTGGATTAGGTTTAATGACCTAGCAATGCTTATGGATGGATTCTCAACAGAATATGACTCAATATTTAGCTACCTAGGAAATAATTCTCCAGCAAATAGTCTGTGGTCAATATCAGACGGTGTGAATTCGGCACTGATCGGAAGATGGAATAGTAGCACTACCGTTTATGTAGAGTTCGACCTAACTACTGGTAAAGTTTATAAATCAGATCTTATATCTTATAGCTCTGGATATCAGTATAACTCAACAGAAGAGGATGCTAATGGAACAGCAATGTTTGCAGTTAATGCAAAGAATGCATTCCATGCAAATGGAAACTTCCACTATGAAACGCTAGACAGTAGCTACTCTGTCGGTTGGAGATTCGCTGGTGGCATGACTGCAAATGGAATGCAGTCAATATTTATGGGGAATAGCACACAAACAGACATGGATGTATTCGGATCAATCGATTCATCTGGAAATGTATGGTTTGCCGACTGGGGTCACGACGATGGTGGTCTTTTTGGATACGGTAATGATAATACCTTGGGTGTGGCAAAGACAAAGATAAGGCTATCTGGACCATCAGATATAGATGGTGAGTCTCCAAAGCTAGTAGTCTTTAATGAATCTCTGTATCCAGATAACTCAATCACTGGAGGATGGTACACCTACATTACTGGTGGATACGGATCTCCAGTATTTTCAATTGGAAGCAACGGAATAGGTCTTCAAGCACCATTGTGGCAAGATGCAGTAGCGTCAACCAACAACAGCATCGACCTGACTGGAGCAAAATCAATAACAATCAAGATATCTTCCAATATTAATTATCCGTATTACTACTATGCTTCAGTACAATGGCCAACAACCACAGGATACGTTGGCTATCAGATAGCTAACCCATCAAATTACAGTTTTACAAACAGAGAAATAACAATTCCAATAACAGATGGAGCACTTGGTCAGTTTAGGTTAGCCGTTACCAATTCAGACTCTGGAACTCTTACGCTACACTCTGTGGTGGTGAACTACTAAGGAAAATATGAGTATTTTTGCATACATAGACGATAGCTCAATAATAACAAGAATAGTTAATGCAGACGATGAGCAATCTGCAAAGTATACCTATGGATTGGATAACGGACTGTCTATCATTGACGTAACCAATAGTACAAAATGTGAAAACTTTTATGCCGTAGGTAGAATTTATGTGCCCGACTCAGATGCAGTTCTACCAGCAAAGATTTTTCCTTCATGGGTGATAGCAAACGACGGTAGATCCTGGATTCCTCCAGTTGTGCAAACAGATAGCGATACTGTTTGGGATGAAGAGTCTCAAACCTGGGTACTTCCAAATAGCTAATTTTAATAGCAATAACTCATGCTATAATTAATAATTGAATTAGGAGATATTGTGTTAATTAGAATGCAGCAACGTAAAGGCCTTGCCTCAGAGTGGCAATCTGCAAATCCAATATTGGCAGGTGCAGAGTTTGGGTTTGAGACTGACACTGGTAAGTTTAAGATTGGAAACGGTACTTCAAACTGGGCAGCCCTAGACTACTTTACTTCTTCATCAAACTTAAAAGCTGAAATTATCGGTGCAGCACCAGAGACTCTAAATACCCTGAATGAGCTTGCAGCTGCGATTGCGAATGATTCTACATTTGCTATGACAGTGCTTGGAGCAGTTTCCAGCAAGGCAAACATAAACTCTCCTAGTTTTACAGGAACTGTAGATTTTTCTAATGCCACGGTATCTGGAGTAATCCTTCCAATTAACTGGCTGGGAGAATATAACCCAGCTACAACTTACTTAGAAAACGACATGGTTCAGTATCAGGGTAGCGTGTACTACGCAACTGGACCTAATATTGGTCCTGCATTCTCGCCTGGATCTATCGGGGCAGACTGGGACTTATTTGCATCAAAGGGGGATACTGGACCAACAGGACCAGCAGGACCAGAAGCAACAAGCATGAACTCTTCTGCTGTCGTTACTACAGTTACATCTGTTTCTTCAAATTACTCAATCACAAACTCAGATCGTGGAACTATGATAGTTTCTACTGGAAACTCAATAACAATAACTATTAATAATGTTTTAGCACAAGGCGAAAATATCAGTTTTGCTCAGTATGGAACTGGACAAATAACATTTGCTGCAGGTTCTGGAGTAACCTTAAACTCTAAGGGTGCAAAATTTAAGACTTCAGAGCAATATGCAGCGGCATCTGTATTTTGTACTTCGCCTGGGCAATATTTGCTTGTGGGATCACTAATATAATGTTAGTTTCCTTTGGTATTGTACAAGATTCTTTTTATTATTTTAAAAACTTTTTGTCATATTTTAACCAAGGATCTTCTTCTTACACCGAACCCGTGGCTATTTCTCCACAATTTGCGGACTCATATTTTATAGAATCTAATACGACATCATTTTTGATAAAGGGTATTGTAAGAAGGGTTGCGTCTAGTGGAGAAGCTGTTTGGGAAAAAACTATATCGCATGAAACTCGTGACGTATACTTGAATGGAATTGTGTCAGATAACCTAGGAGGATTCTTCATTTTTGGCGGTTTGGGGGCAGGCACTGATCAGCCATCACTCCTGATTAAAATATCAAAAGACGGACAGATACTTTGGCAAAAGTCTGCCCTAACTAGCCTGAATGGATACAACTATACTCATTGGACACATGCCGACGTAGACTCTTCTGGCAATGTTTATGTTTCTGGATGGGTTTCTGCATTTAATAACGGAAACGAACAACAGTCAGGAATAGCACTAGTTAAATATTCTTCATCTGGAAACGTAGAATGGACAAGGTTTTTATCTACTGGAAGGTTGGTAGATGCCCTGTCGGTTGACTCAAATGGCAACATTTGGGTTAGTTCTATTGTGCCAAACCCATATCCAACAAATAACTTTATCACTGTTGCTAAGTACTCATCAGACGGCACTTTGATATTTCAAAAGCATATCACTGGATCTTCTGGACAATCTCAGCAAGAAGTAACCCTTTCTCCAGATCCTTCTGGCAATATGTATTTGTCGGTATCGGTCAATGGCTACCAGCTAATAGCGAAGCTAGATGCATCATGTTCGATAATATGGACTAAAGTTTTAAACTTAGGGAGCCAGATATACGCATCGTCAACAGATGATTTTGGAACCTTGTATCTTTCTGGTAATCATTTAAACGGTCCGAATTTTGGATCGACAATAACAAAGATACTTCCTAATGGAACAACTGTTTGGCAAAGATATATCTATAAGACTGGAGGGGAATATAACAACATCGCAGTTGGAAGTCCAAGATCGATAGACGTTGACTCATTTGGCAATATCTCCTATGCTGCAAGAATACGTATTTCCAATAGCTATTTCCCATTCATTGCATATTTACCACCAGATGGTTCAAAAACTGGAACCTATTCTGTTGGAGGTCAGACTGTAGTTTATGCCTCTAGAAATATTTCATCAGTTAATCAGTCTTTTACCATATCGAATGCAAGCTTTGCAAGCAATTTTACTGTAACGATTAATGATTATCAATCCTTGCCATCAATCTCTGACTCATTAACAACGCAATCCTTCGTCGTAATCTAAAAGATGTGTTTCAGTAAACTTATTGTGGTAAAATATACCTATGTCTAGCCCATCCAATCTATATGCAGAAAAGGTTTTTGCAGAACACCCAATTTCAATGTGGGCATTTGATGATCAGGCAGATTATGTCTCTTTTATATCAGAATCAGAGCGAAATATAGCTGGCGGTAGCTGGACTGTTCAGAATGGTGATTACCTAGGCGTAGCACCAGAATCATACCTAAAGCAGCAAAAGCCGTTCCCAGATAGCGTACTGAATGCGTTCGTTGGTCTACCAGCACCAGCACCATTTGTTGACATAATTCTAAAAAGCTCAAACGTATTCTCTATATCAGAGCTTGACCAGTCAAAAGAAACTTTCGCTATTGGTGCCTACGTTTATGCAGCTAATCCTTACGTGCTTGGGTATGAGATTGGCTTCGAGTACACATCTGGTGGTCAGACTAAGCAAACATTTAGATTTTTTAATTCAACAGTGTATGATCAATGGCTATTTATTTCAGAAACCTTTAAGATTCCTCAGTTAACAGCAGATATTAAAATAATAATTAAAGCCAGGTACTCGATTGATCCAGCTAACCCACTACCACAGTATCTGTTCTTTTTGAATGGACTGTCTGTAGGACAGTGGTCAGAAGACTTTAATACATATTCGCTTGGAATTAATCAATCTGAGTATTCTAGTTTTACGACACCAACATTTTCTGGTACAGGGATCAAGGCATATGCTTATGGAAAAGAAGACGGCTACGGATATTATGTTGCAGATAGCAAGAATATTTACGCAAAAAACTTTGGGGTTCCTCTAGTCTTTGGCTCTGGAAATGTCACAAAGATTTATCCAAATGGGTCAAACCCATCAATAATAATACCTGGAAATGGATTCTTGAATGATTCTGGCAGATTCCAGGAGTACACTATCGAGGCTTGGCTAAGGGCAAGACCAGAAAGTAACGAGCTTAGGAAAATTATTGGCCCACTAGGATCCAGCAACGGTATCTATATTAATGGACCATTTATTACACTAGTCATTGGTAACAGCGTACAGTCTCATTATGTTGGTCAATGGTTTAGGCCAATCCTATTAAACCTAAAACTTGGCATTAACTATGCTAACCTACTAATAAACTCAGAACAAGTAATTTCAATATCATTTGATACAGAAACATTAGATATGAATGATATAAATAATGACTGGATTGGAATTTACGGGTATGACGACATCCCATTGCTAGAAATAGACGTAGTTGGAATTTATCCATACCAGATACCTGGAATTCTTCTAAAGAGAAGGCTTGGTTATGCACAGGCCGTAGAGTCTCCAGAGGGTGTAAACCGTGCATATGGTGGTGTTGTCGCAGCTGTAGACTATAAGTTTGCAGACTATACGAGTAACTACAATTATCCACTTACTGGAAAATGGGCACAGGGCATAGTTGAAAACATCAAGGTAGACGATGACACTCTGGCACCCCCACAGTACTTGGAGCCAGAGTTAGTTCTTAGCTCAATCTCAAGTGATCAGTGGATTAATTCTCAATCTGGTGCGTCTAACTCAGCCAGCTCATTCTTTAAGTTTAACGAGCTATCCGATGGCTACATGTACTTAGATTCATTTAAGTTGCCATTCCAGGAGATAGCTGCATTATACGGTGTTTTTAAAGTAGACTCTCTAAGCCAGGAAGAAAAGGTTTTAATTAAGGTTGAGAATCAGATTACTAATAGTTCTTTTACAATTCAGTTAGTAAATGGAACAATTCAGTATAAGTTTAGTAGCTGGGGCCAGGAAAGAAATCTATACTATAAAACTGGAATTTCAGAAAATACGGTATTTTTTGCAGGGGTAAATGTAAGAGATATCTCAGATGTATTTGGCGAAGACATAGAGGCATTCTTCGCAAATAGACAACAGCTAAAGATATACATAGCAAACAATAAAGAGATGACCAAGCAGTTCGACGGCAATATCTATAAGATTGGAATTTCAACATACAGAAATTCACTAAAGATAAAAGATATGTTCGATAACATCGAGTTTGAGCTTCTGCAGGTGGAGGCAGACTCTGGCGAGCCAGAAACTAATGAGTGGGAATACTACTTTGATGGAGGAACCCCGTTTTCGTTTACAGAACAGCAGATGTTATCCCACGTCCCTAGCTATGGCATTATCATAAAAAATAATTTTGGCAAAAAGTACTTAGACTCAGAAACAGATTCATACTGGGAAGACTACATACCGCTTTCTCACTTTAGCCAGTATGTTGACGATATCTTTGGGAATAAGTATTACGACTTAGACTTTATTCAGTTTAACGTTGACTATCCATCATTCAAAAAGTATGACGGAGCACTCTACGATACATCAGATAACATAGTTAAAACATACATTTCCTTTCAGCATATATCTTCTGGTGCGAATGCCCCTGCTGAATACTTTACCTCAATAGAGGGAATGCCAAAGAATGGTGTGGTTATACCAAAGGATAACTGGATGTATACAAAGTACGAGGTTGTTGATGGTGCCGTAATCTACCCACCAAAAGATGCAGATGTCCAGACACTAGCTATCGTCACACATATAGAAATGTCAGCAAAGGGTGTAAAGACAAATCCAATCTCAGTAAAAAAGATAGAGTATTCATCAGAAGCTTTTAATGATTTTACTTCTAACCCAGTAGGAACAAAGTACGGTGTGCCACTGTACCCGTATAGCCAATATGCCTCATCGTTTGACTATAAGTCAGCTAACCCATTTAGAATATACAAGGGTAGCACACCACACCTTTATCTAACAAATGATAGCGGCATAAACAGAGTTGGCGACTACAGCACAGTTGTCCCAAGAGGAATATCTATACCAATCAATGCAGGATCAGCCGAGCAGTACAGAGTGATAGCAATGCAGATGTTCATGATGTACAACAAGGATGCGTTTGCATCTCAAGCGATTCAGTTATTCGAGGTTTCTGGAACAGACAAATATCTCAGATTCTATATTAAGGCAAACGATAGAACTGGACAAAGAGGAAGGATTTATGCAGTTAATGCAAAAACTGGAACAACAGAGGATGGAATTGCTTTCTACATAAATGGCAACCTGGTGCGTGACCCAGTTATATCTCTAAATGAATGGGTATCAATTGGTGTATCTTTTGCAACCACTATGTCATTTGATGAGTACCCAGGTGCAATCAGGCTAACTGATACTGTTTTGTTTAATAACATAGCTTATTATGAGTCTACAAGCTTGCAAGAGGTAGAGCGTCAATCAAAGAGAACTTGGTCTAGAATATTCACAGAGTATGAGGATTGGCTAAATCTCCTCCAGGCTGCCCTAGTTGGAAACTTCCTGTGGAATGACGTGCTAGTAACTTCATCTGTCAGCTTCTTTGGAATTAATCCAGGGGACATCTATAAAGCGTACATTGGTATAAATAAGCAGTCTGTAGAAGGAGCTGAAGAGCTATTGCTTGGAGATGCAGAGATAAGAGTCTTTACGGACATAGAGTGGTCATCAAATGTAATAACTCCAGTATAATATGGTATACTGGTGGTTATGAATACATTCGACGAACAACTTTTAAGTAAAGTGCAAAAGCCACGACTACAGGTTATCAAGGAAGAGTTTTCTTTATTCGGTACATACGTTTGGGTAAAGCCTAACGGTAAGCCGTTTACAGACGGAAACGGAAATGCCCTATCTATCGAGGGCATGAAGGATGACACCACAAGAATTAAAGAGCTAGCAGACGCAGCAAAGTACTGGGGTCAGCCAGATGGACGTGCTGTGTTCTATCCAAATATGAGAAAGATCTCAGACGAAGAGCATTCGGAGCAGGTAGACAGGATGAAGCAGGGTCTAATCCCTAGCATGAATGACCTTGGTGCAGTTATTGCTGCAAAGAAAACTCTAGAGCTTTATGGAGATGAATAATGACCGAGTATGTAATTGGTGCCAGCCTTCCAGATTTCGAGCAAGAACAAGACGTTTTTAAGGCTCGTGATCCATTTGTTAAGGCTTGGGATAACCTAAAGAGTTTTTCAGGACTAGATAAGAATTTTAAGAGGCGATCTGAAAGGGTATCAAAAGCTTTCGACGCACCTGTTCCAAACAACGTCAACGTCAATGACTTGGGGTATATTGATTCAGCACTAGCAATCCCATCAGGTACTGACGGTGCAAAGTCAAAGGAAATTAACCCAGGAACTGTTTATAGCAACGGCTACAGTGTATTCGATGTAATCACCCCACCATGGAACTTGTATGAGTTAGCTAACTACTACGACACATCATTTGCAAACCACGCAGCGATCGATGCCAAGGTAGAAAACATTGTTGGTCTTGGGTATGATTTCCATGTCTCAGACAAGACTACCCTAAGACTAGAGGCAGAAGATGATTCCGATAAGGTTCGTAGAGCCAGAAAGCGTATTGAACGATCAAAGATTGAGCTACGTGACTGGCTAGAGAACTTGAATAACGAAGAGTCCTTTACAACAATTATGACTAAGATCGTTACAGACTTACAGGCAACTGGTAATGGTTACATGGAGATTGGTCGCAAGACTAATGGTGATATTGGTTACATCGGACACATCCCATCAACAACAATGCGTGTACGTAGATTGCGTGATGGATTCGTGCAAATTATTGGTCAAAAGGTTGTTTACTTCCGTAATTTTGGGGCAAGTAACCAAAACCCAATAACATCTGACCCACGTCCTAATGAGATTATCCAGTTTAAGGAATATTCTCCATTAAATACTTATTATGGTGTACCAGACATCATGTCTGCAATTTCGTCACTACACGGTGATCAGCTGGCTTCACAGTACAATATTGATTATTTTGCTAACAAGGCTACTCCAAGGTATATCGTTACCTTGAAAGGTGCAAGGCTTTCTGCAGATGCAGAAGATAAGCTGTTTAGATTCCTACAGACAAACCTAAAGGGTCAGAACCACAGAACCCTATACATTCCACTTCCTGGAGACTCAGACACCAATAAGGTTGAGTTTAAGATGGAGCCAATCGAGAATGGCGTACAGGAAGCATCGTTTAAGGAATATCGCAAGCAAAACCGTGACGACATCCTGATTGCTCACCAGGTACCACTTTCAAAGATTGGTGGCGGTGACTCAGCTGCTATTGCTGCTGCATTGTCACAGGATCGCACGTTTAAGGAGCAGGTAGCCAGACCAGCACAAAAGACCTTAGAAAAGATGATTAATAGAATTGTTCGTGAATACACAGATATTCTAGAACTCAAGTTCAATGAATTAACTCTTACAGATGAGATTGCTCAGTCGCAGATCCTTGAGCGTTATGTTCGTAATCAGATTATGGTTCCTAACGAGGCACGTGATGTGCTTGGTCTGCCACAGCGTAGCGACGGTGACGAACCCTTCGAGATGACATCGAGACAGGCTACAGATGCTAGAGCTAATACTGCAGAGGCTAGGAATAGGGATGCAGAAAGAACTGCTGGTCAGTCAGACGGCGAAGCAACAGTTTCTGGAAGAAATGCACAAGGAGAGGGTGCACGTACACAATAAAGTGTTATAATATTTTTATAATTAAATAAAAAGCGTGTATAATTAAGGTAGTATGACTATATCAAAAGCTCAGTGGGACACTGACGGAGAAGATGTCCGTCTTTCAATGCCTTTTAGTAAGGTAGATAAGGAACGTCGTATCGTTTCTGGCTTCGCCACACTTGATAACGTAGACAAGCAAAATGATATTGTTACCCCAGAGGCATCTGTAAAGGCCTTCCAAAAATTCCGTGGTAACATCCGTGAAATGCACCAGCCAATATCTGTAGGCAAGATGGTTTCATTTAAAGAAGACAAGTACTTTGACCCAGAGACTAAGAAGATGTACTCTGGTGTTTACGTTTCTGCATATATTTCAAAGGGTGCTCAAGACACCTGGGAAAAAGTTTTGGATGGAACCCTATCTGGATTCTCTATTGGTGGTAGAATGAATAAGTGGGATGATGCCTTCAATACAGATATGGACAAGCAGGTGAGAGTTATTAAGGATTACGATCTTCTAGAGCTTTCGCTTGTAGACAATCCAGCAAACCAGTTTGCAAATATTCTATCAATTCAGAAAGTTGATGGGGTAGATGTAATGAGTGGAGATGTAACCGATACGGTTATTGAAAATGTATTTTGGGATAAAGATTCCAACCTTGTAATGCTATCTGAAAACGATAATGAAGTGAGTCCAACCACTGGGAAGCCAATGGAGAATATTGGATTTGTTGAGAAGAGTGATTCAGACAAGCAAGACATGATAAAGTTCTTAGTTGATAGTGCTAAAGGCATTGATCTTTCTAAGATGACAGAGGAGGTAGGTCCTATGACTGAAACAACTGAAAATACAGTTGAAGACGTTGCAGCGGAAGAAGTTGCAACCGAATCAGCAGAGGTCGCTCCAGAGGCAGAAGCTACAGCTGACGATGTAGTAGTAGAGACAGAGGATGGCTTGGAAAAGTCAGACGAAGTTGAAGCTACAGCAGATGCAGAAGAAGCTGCAACTGTTACAGAAGATGCTAGTGAAGCCACTTCTGAAGCTGCTACTGAAGTTGAGGCTGACGTAGAAAAAGCTGACGATGTTACTGCTTTGGTTTCTGAAATCAAAGATGGTCTAGCATCAGCCTTTAGCGATCTATCAGCAGTCGTAAAATCATTAAATGATGAAATTGCTGAACTAAAGAAGTCATTCGGCGGTGTTGAGACTCGCCTAAACGCAGTTTCGACTGACGTTAACACCGTAAAGAGCGACTTTGGTAATATTGGAAAGCGTGTAGATGCCGTCGAGGCAGACACAGCTTTTCGCAAATCTGGCGATCTAGGCGAGATCGTACAGGACAGTCAGATAGAAAAATCTGACAAATCCCCATGGGGCGGACGTTTCCTCAAAACTGCCGACTTATTTCGATAAAGTTAAATCACTTAGGAGGTGACAAATGTCGGAAGAAATTATGAATAATAATACAGAAATCGCAAAGGATGCCGCTTCAGGTGCCTTTGCTTCTGGTGGTATTGGTGGTATCGTGGATCCAGGTGCAGATGTACTTGGTAACATTCCTACCGCTAATTTCGGTGTAACAACTGGACCAAACGCTACCAACCCTTCTGGTGATGCAGGTAGTGGTATCCTTCGCCCTGAACAGGCACGTCGTTTTATTGACTACGTATGGGATGCTACAGTTCTCGCCAAAGATGGTCGCCGTGTTACAATGCGAGCAAATACTATGGAACTTGAAAAGGTTAACGTAGGTGAGCGTGTAATTCGTGCAGCTGCTCAGGCAGATCCAACCTACACCAACACTGGTGCGACATTCAGCAAGGTGGAGCTTACAACCAAGAAGATTCGTCTTGACTGGGAAGTTTCAGCTGAAGCACTAGAAGATGGCATTGAGGGTGGTGCTCTAGAGGACCACTTGGTACGCTTGATGACAAACGCATTTGCGAATGACATTGAGGACCTAGCCATCAATGGTGACGCTGGTTCGGATCCATTCCTTGGAATTATGAACGGTTTTGTAAACCGTGTTAAGACCAACGGAGATGCTCACGAAGCAGTTGTTACAGTTGCTGACAACGCATGGACACCAGATGTTCTACAGAGCGTAATTCTCGCTCTACCACGTAAGTATCGTGCACTTAAGTCTAACCTTAAGTTCTACGCAGGTACTGACGCATTCCAGGGCATTGTAAAGAACAATGGTACTCTAGCTGACGCTATTGCTGAAGCTTTCGCTGGTACTCCAGCAGGTACTCCAGCTAACCGTCAGGCTTACCTAGACGGTGCTGCACAGACATTCGGTGGAGCACGTACTACTCGTGTTCTAGGAATCGACGTACAGGAAGTTCCTTACTACCCTAATGGTTATGTTGACCTTACATTCCCTGCCAACCGTGTTTGGGGATTCCAGAGAGACATCACTGTTAACCGTGAGTACAAGCCAAAGAAGGACACCATTGAGTACACCGTATTCGTACGTTTCGGTATTCAGTGGGAGGAAGAGGATGCAGTAGCATTCGCTGACGCAGATTCTTCAGATCTGTACTACTAAAAACTAAATAGAGATTAGGGAGCAGGGATTATCCTTGCTCCCTTTTCTTATTTGTCTGATATAATTAGTTTAGGAGGTAATGCTATTATGGCAGAAGATAAACTAGAAAATGAAAGCACAGAGGCAGAGATTGTTTCTGTAGTAGAAGAGACAGTCGCAGATACTGTAGAAAAAGTTGAAGAGGTAGCAGAAGCTCCTGTTACTGAAGAGGCCGTTATAGAAGAGCCTAAAGAAGAAAAGAAGAAGCCAGCTAAAAGCAAGAAGGCTGTAGAGAATGCAATTGTATCAGATTCAGTTGAAGAAAAAGAAGATGATGATATAGACGCATTGCTAGACAAGTTAATTGCAGAAGAAGTAAATGCTGGAAATATTATAGGCTCATTGTCGGCAGACAAGGTAGGGCCAGTAGCTATTGATGCAGATGCAGCTAAGGTTGCAGTTTTCTCGACTAGAAATGCATCTTGGGGAGGGTATGGCAGCGTCTATAAAGGATATAACATTCTTTCAAAGAGACGTGCAGACGCATGGCTAACTCGTAGCCACGTACGACTTGCTACTCCAGCTGAAGTAGCCCAACACTTGAGGTAATAAATGCAGATATTGAGGGTTCCGTCAAGCACAATAGCTTACACGGTTGACGATTTGGTTCCAAACGCAGAGTATGAGTTTTCTTGGGAAGACTTGACGGATAACTCAGTATTTTCTGGCACAGTAGTTGCCAATCAGGATGGGGTTGTTTCTATCAGCCTACCATCAAATAGGGATGGGGAATATGAAATCTCATTTGGCGACATTGACGAGATCGTGACGGTGGTAAGACCGTATGTTGACCCAACCACTAAGGGCATGACTGCTAGTGAAATTTCGCAGTATGCAAAGAATGAAGAACTAGCTAGAGCAATCATCGACTCAGTAATTGACGATGGATTCTACTATAATAAAAAGGTTATAGAAACTACTGGTAATGGATCAGATTATATTCCACTATGGGTAAATGCAAATAAGGTCCTAGAGGTTTATGAGAATAACGTGCTAGTCTATGATGCTGAAAACCCATCTAATTATGAATTTTCATACTCAATAACAAAAGATAAGACAGCCATTGTAAAGTCTTATGCTGGTGAAATTAATCGGCTAGAGTCTGCAGAGCTAATCTTGCCTGCAGCTGGTTCAGATATCATTGGAACTCAATTCGTTCATGGAACCTTCCCAAAGACTTATGACTACACAATCATACTAGAGGTTGGATATAAGAAGCTCCCATCTAATATTGTAAGAGCAGCAGAGCTATTAGTAGATGACATAGCTTGTGGAAAGTTAGATTACTACAAGCGTTATGTTTCTGACTATAGCACAGATCAGTTTAAGATTAAGTTCGATTCTAGATCATTCGAAGGAACGGGTAATATCGTAGTAGACAAGATACTGCTAAAGTATTTTAAGTCTATTAGATCAATTGGGGTGCTATAGGTGTCCTGTCCAAACATAACCGACTTCGTCTTTCCAATGATGGCAGACATTTTCTATCCTATTGTTGAACAAGGCTCTCTTGGCAATGTCACAAAGCAGTGGGTATTCGATAGAACGATTGCTTGTAATTTTGCACCTGCAGGGGCAGGGAACAAAGAAGAGGTTACTCCAAACATAGATATAACCCTAGACTCACTGCTAGTTGGACGATCAAAGTCTGACATTAGAAGTAGCAGCATCGACTCACTAAATGCTATTACTAATATTATTATTACTAATATTAGAGACGCAAACTGTAACCCACTATACCTAGAATCTTCTGGAGTTAGAAAGAATAGATCAACAATTTTTGAGGTCGCTACTACGCAACCATTTATTGGCCCTTTCGGAGGAACACCAGAGTATTTTAGGGTGGTGCTAAGAAGATCTCAGAACCAGGGTGCCGATATATGATAAAGATGGATGGCACCCAATTTATCAAAGATATGAACAATATCATAAAATATTCTGAGGGATTTTTAGAGGGAGTTAAACGTGGAAAAGCACAGATGCTATCTAACGTTGGAAAGGCTTCAGTAGAAGTAATTAAGCAATACGTTGATTCTAGTGCTAGGGTTAATCCAGCAGCACTACATCACGTATATGAGTGGTATCAGGTTGGCAGCCCAGAGGCAAGGCTATTTGATATAGTCTATAGCGTAAACGGTGCAGGTCTTTCAATAAGATCACAGTTTACACAGTCGACTGTAATCAAAAATGGATCAAATGTCCCATTCTATGACAAGGCAAGAATTATGGAAGCAGGACTGTCTATTACTATAAAGCCAAAATCTGCAACAGTGCTATCGTTTGATGTAAACGGAGAGCAGGTTTTTTCAAAGGGACCAATTACTGTTAATGAGCCAGGTGGCTCAGAAGTACAAGGATCATTTGAAGCAACCTTTGATGCATTCATGAGGGGATATTTCTCTCAAGCTTTTCTTTCAAGTAGTGGTATACTAGCTAAGTTGAATGATATTTCAATTTTTAAAAAGAATCTGTCTTCTGGTAAAAGATCTGGAAAGCAAAAAGGTATCGAGACAGGTTATCGTTGGATAACAAGCGTAGGAGTTTAGAATGGCAATGACATACCCACCAGTGCTAATTAATGCATACCTGGCTGAAAAGGTTATAGAGTCACTACCTGGCAGATTTGCTGGAGGAATGTTTAGATTCTTCCCAACAATGCCAACAGACATCAATCAGCTAACAGAGCAATTCCCAGATGCAGCTGGAGATGTTTTTGCGGTATATGACAGAATGTTTAAGATGCGTAAGAAGCCATTCCCACACATAAAAGAAGAACAAATTTTATACTATTTCTATAAGATGGCCAATGACCCAGTTGCCCTGATAGAAACTACACAGGCAGTTTACGATCTATTAGACCGTGGAGACGAGTCAGCTGAGGATGTCAACAAGTGGATTGCTTCTAAGGTAAACCAGAATGGTCTTGTAGTAATTGCTGGCGATGAATTCTACCCAGTGTATTTTCATGAATTTAAGATCTTTCAGCTAGAAGAAGCCAGAGACATCATAGACTTTGGGACAGCCAGAACCTATGCTGGAAATAAGATAATTATTGACTATTGTTACCATACAAATGGATATTCTGCTGGTAAATATAACGGTATTTCCTATTAATCTTATTTAATAAAAGCATGCTATACTGTAGATGAGGAAACAACGCCCACTAATTCCATAGAAGAAGAGGTGAGAAAAATATGGCATATACACGTGGTACTAGTGCCAACATTATTGTTGGTGCAGCCGCTCTGTTCACATACGAACAGGGTACGCTATCTGACGGTGTAATCCCAGCATACGTTCCAAACGTAAGCTTTAAGGATACCCTGGAAGATAACCTAACTGGAGATTTCCGTAACGTTGGTTACACATCTAACGGTCTTGAGATCCAGTTCCAGCCTGACTTCGGTGAAGTACAGGTTGACCAGGTACTTGACGTAGCTAAGCTTTACAAGCAGGGTATGCAGGTTAACCTGAATACATCGTTTGCTGAAGCAACACTAGAGAACTTGGTATTCGCACTTGCTGCGAATGCTGACAAGGATCTAAGCTCTGTCAACGGCAACCCAACTCTAAACCTATCTGCTGGTGAACTCGGTGAGTGTCCAGTAGAGCGTGGTCTGATTGCGGTTGGTCCAGGTACTGGTGACTGTGACGCTTCAAGCTCAATCGAGCGTGTTTACGTTGCATACCGTGCACTTTCTATCGAAAGCGTTACAGTATCAGCTAAGCGTGACGAGGCAACAATGTTCGACGTTTCATTCCGTCTACTACCAAACGACTCAGGTTCGTACGGTAAGATTGTTGACCGCACAATCCCAGCTTACTACTAAAAGCTAAAAACTAAGGTACTGCTCAGGTTTACTCCTGGGCAGTACTTTTTTTTGCTAAAATAGATTAATGGCCACTAAAGTATACGACTCAGCTTACATAGAGCTAATGGACGGAACCGAGTTGTATATAACTCCACTAAAGATTCGCTATCTGCGTGAATTTATGGATGCTTTTCAGTTTGTTAAAACTGCAACAAGCGACGACGAAGCAATATTCTTCCTGACTGAGTGTGCAAGAATTGCCATGAAGCAATACTATCCAACAATACAGACCATTTCTGACCTGGAAGATAGCGTTGACCTAAAGACTGTTTATAAGATAATTGAGATTGCTGGCGGTATCTCTATAAAAGATAAGGATTCTGATATAGCTAAACAGGCTAGTGAAGATGATGCATGGGAAAACTTAGACTTGGTAAAGCTAGAGACAGAGATATTCCAGCTGGGAATTTGGAAAGATTACGAAGATTTAGAGATGTCCATGTCAATGCCTGAGCTAGTGGCAACGCTAGGATCAAGAAGAGAGCTTGAGTACCAGGAAAAGAAGTTCTTGGCTGCAATTCAGGGAGTAGACCTAGACAAGAGTTCTGGTAAAAAAGAAGAGGATCCATGGGAAAGAATAAAGGCAAAAGCTTTTAGTAAGGGTAAGGCAACAAGCGGAGATGATATACTCGCATTCCAAGGTGCAAATGCAAGCAAGGCTGGTTTTGGTATTGGAATGGGCCTTGGCTACGAGGATTTAACGCAAAAATAGACTCCCAGTATGTTATAATTAATTTACCATACTGGTTATATAGAGAGGCACAAAATGGCAACAACCATTAACGAAACAAAAGAGATTACTCTTATCGATGGAACTACTATTTCGGTACGACCATTGAAGATCTCTCTGCTACGTCCTTTTATGAAGAAATTCGAAGGCATCGCAGCAGTTGCAGAAGACAATGATAAGTCCATGAGTATTCTTATGGAGTGTGTACAGATTGCAATGCAACAGTACAAGCCAGACTTGGCAGACGATCTCGCCAAATTGGAAGAAAACCTAGATCTTCCTACAGTCTACAAAATTGTTGAAGAGGCTTCAGGCGTAAAGCTTGGTGACCCTTCGGCACTTCTAGGTAACTAAAACATATGGTGTAAACCAAAAGAGGTGTAGTGGATGGCTGATGCCGAATCAAATATTAGAATAGATATTGATGCGTCTGGTGCTTTAGCTTCCCTGAAAGCTTTACAGCGTGAGATTTCAACCTTCCATTCTACAATGGCTAAGGGGTCGGCAGCAATGGCTGCCACCTCTGCCAACCTCCAAAAAGACTTAATAAATAATATAAATGCTACAAGGCAGTTCTCTGCCAATATGACCACAGTCCGTTCTGGTACAGAGTCATTCACAAAAGCATTAGAGGGAAATAAGCTTTCTCTAGGTCAATACTTTAAATACGCAGGTGCGTCTACTCAAAAATTCGGAAGACTTTTCAAGGGTGAATTTGACACAATCGAGAAGGTTGCTCGTGAGAGAGTAAAGACCCTACAGACTCAATACATCAAGATGGGTCGTGATGCCAATGGTGCTATCAAGGCTATAGCCGTAAGGCCACTAGCACTTGACATGGAGAACCTGGCAACGAAGACACAGATGGCTGCAATGAAGCAGCAGATGTTTAATCAGCTTGTTAAGCAAGGTTCAACAAATCTTCTAAACTTTGGTAAAAATACTCAGTGGGCTGGTCGCCAGCTTATGGTTGGTTTTACAATTCCTCTTACATACATGGGTATTGCTGCTGGTAAGGCATTCATGCAGATGGAAGAGCAGGCCATTAAGTTTAAGCGTGTATACGGTGAAATGTTTACTACAGCTGAAGAAACTGACAAGATGGTCAATGATATTCAGAATCTGGCTAAAGAGTTTACAAAATATGGGGTTGCAGTTGTCGACACCATGGAGATGGCAGCTAAGGCTGCATCTATGGGTAAGATGGGGACAGACCTCCTAGCCCAGGTAACCGAAGCGAATAGGCTATCGGTTCTTGGTAACGTAGATCAGGCACAAGCACTCGAAACTACAATCTCTGTTACAAATGCTTTTGGTGTTGCGACAGAGGAGCTTGCTGGAAAGATCAACTTCCTAAACGCAGTTGAAAACCAAACTGTAACCTCTATTGAAGACTTAACTGTTGCTATTCCAAAAGCTGGTCCAGTTGTTCAGCAACTCGGTGGTAACGTCGAAGACCTAGCCTTCTTCCTAACAGCGATGAAGGAAGGTGGAATTAATGCGTCTGAAGGTGCTAACGCACTAAAGTCTGGTCTAGCATCTTTGATCAACCCAACTGCAAAGGCATCTGAGTTCCTGGCTGGTATGGGTGTAAATATCAAGGGTATCGTAGAAGCCAACAAGGGCAACGTAAAGGGAATTGTTGTAGAGTTTGCTAAGGCATTAGACACATTAGACCCACTAGCAAGAGCACAGGCAATCGAGCAGCTATTTGGTAAGTTCCAATTCTCACGTCTATCTACACTATTCCAGAATGTTGTTGGGCAAGGAACTCAGGCAGCACGTGTTCTTGAGCTAACAAATGCTACCGCAGAAGAGCTAGCAATCCTGTCAGAGCGAGAATTAAAGCGTGTTGAAGAATCTCCAATGTACAAGTTTAAACAGGCCGTAGAAGACCTAAAGGTTTCCTTGGTTCCACTAGGTGAGGCATTTGTAAAGGCTGTCACACCAATTGTTCAATTTGCTAAAGATGTTCTAGAAAGATTTAATGCACTTGACGAAGGTGCAAAAAGCTTTATCGTAGGGCTTACAGCACTACTCGGAGTGATAGGTCCAGTAGCTCTAATGGCATTTGGTCTTATTGCTAACGGTGCTGCTAACATTATAAAACTTTTCCAGGGTGTTGGTTCTATATTTGGAAGAGTAAGTGCAGATTCAAAGACTCTTGGTCTATCTACTCAGTACATGACCCAGGAACAATTAGAAGCAGAGGCAATTGCCTCATCGCTGAACCAGACACATGCAAGACTAATTCAGACATTCACATCTGAGGCTGGGGCTGTAGATAAGCTAACAGCTGCATACAATAGATCAGTTGCTGCTCAACAAAGAGCTATGCCAGGTATGGCAGGAAAGAATGCATCTGTAAAGAAGTATGCTAGTGGTGTAGTGTCAGTTCCTGGACCAAAGGGTGCAGGCGATGTTGTTCCAGCTATGCTTTCTCCAGGCGAAGCTATCATTCCTGCAAAGTTTGCAGAAAAGTATGCCCCACTAATTAATGCAATGGTTTCTGGCAATATACCAGGATTTGTAAAGGGCCGTGGCACACCAGAAAAGAACATTGATATTCAGTCTCAAATGGCTAGAGATTACAGTGTTATTCATGGCAAAGAGGGTGGAGCCAAGGTTCTTCTAGCAGCACAAAAAGCTATTTCTGCAGAGCAAAAAGCAATTGTCAAGGAAATGAAGTCTAGCCAGCTAGTGTCTAAGGATAATGCTGCTCAGCAAATTAAGCTAAATCGTGCACACCTGGCTGCAGTAGATAAAAGCATAAAGGATGCCAGACTATGGCAGATTGGTTCAGTTACTAGACCAGAGACTATGGTGTCTAACAATCTAGTTCAGACGATGCAGTCTTCTCCAAAGAACCTAAAGAGTTTTGCTTCATATCTTGCTAAGGCTGGAGCAACAGAAGCACAAAAAGCAAACATTACCAAAATGCTAGGCTCTGGAAGGGCACTGACTGGAAAAGATGAGCAGCTATACGGAAAAGCATTAGGGCTAGTCGATAAAGATCTTAAGTCTGGCAGTGCCACAATGGGTAACCGTAAGGGAGATGCCTTTACATCTGGTATGCGTTTCTCTGGTGCCGTATCTAAGGGTATATCTGCAAAGTACGGGGCACTTTCTGGCATGGATCCAAAGATGGCTACTGCTGTTATGGGCGATCCAGTAAAGGCACAGAAGATTGCTGACAAGGTTGCAAAGGAACACCAAGATGCAAAAGTTGCTGATACCAAGGCTACCAAGGAGTCAACAAAGACAACCAAGAAAGCAACAGAGACAACAAAGCAACGACAAAAGTTTGACAACACCGCAATTGCAGAGGCTAAGAAGGCTAAAGAGGCTAGGTCTACAGCAGCTAAAAAGGGCTGGGAGACTAGAAAAGCAAATGCAGCCTCAGCTCCTGTAGCAGCTACTACTCCTACTCAGTCTGGTAGGGGTATGGCTGGACGTATGGGAGGAGCTGCAACTACAGTTGGAATGGTAGCTATGGGTGCATCTATGATGGGTGGACCAGTTGGAGATGTAGCTGGACAGGTAGCAGGGCCATTGATGATGGTTGGTATGCTATTCCAAATGTTGCCAGCACCGATTGCAGCCGTTGTAGCTGGACTTGGACTAATCGCAGTTGCAGGATTCGCACTAAAGGGTGCATTTGACAAGGCACAGGATTCAGCAATGAAGCTATCCGATACACTTGGCTCTGGTGAAAATGCTATGCGTGGATTCGCTGAGTTTGCAGGAAACGTTACTGCTGGCGAGGTCATGGACAAGAGACGTAAGAATGAGCTATCAATGTTCCAGGTACAAACTGGTAAGACAACATTTGGTGAAAGTTACGTTCAGGGTGAGCAGGGCAAGGCAATGATTTCTGGAGTTAAGCAGTCAATGTCTACAATGGGCAATGCGGCAACTCAAGCACAGATGGTTAATCAGCTAGGAACAGCTGTGGCTTCTGGATCACTAGACTTTGCTCAGGCTAAGAGTATTGTTGCAAATATTGCTAGTGAGCTAAATAATGAAGCATTTGGAATTAATGTAATTGGAAAGCTTGAGCAGATGCTTGGTCCAAATGGAGAAGATCTCGCAAAGAGTCCTCTAGAGGTAAGAACTAAGCTAATACAGGAAACTCAAAAGAACGTTGTTTCACAGGGTGCAAATATGAAGAACGTAGCAGATCCAATAGCAACTCTTGGAAAAGCAGCACTTCTAACAGGTGAGCTTGCTGCAACTGGAGCACTGATTGGTTCCGCTATATTCCCAGGAATTGGAACTGCAGCAGGAGCAGTGGTTGGTACGGTTGCTGGTATTGCTACCCAGGCAGGAAGCGTTGTAGACTCATTTGCTAAAATGGGCACTGCAAGCGGTGCTACAGTAGCAACAGGAATTATGGCATTGCAACAACAGCAGGAAATGCTAGACTCGCTAGAGCTTGACTATCAAAAGAGGATTGCAATTGCTAATGCAGCAGGAGATACCGCAAAGGCAGAGCAGCTACAAAATGATCTAATTAGTGATCGTGCAGCCTTGCTAGAGCAAAACAAGGCAACTACAAAGTCTGTCTTGGACACATATACAAAAGCAGGATTTGCTGGGCAGGGTGCAATGGGGCAGGCCGTCGATAAGGCAATTGAGCAAAAGTACGCAGATGATCCACTTATGCAGCAGGTAGCAAATAGTGCAAAGGATCAGATTGTATCTGCATCTGGACTCGATCAAACACAAGAATACCAGATGAAGCTGATGCTAGCTACTGGAGATCTTGACCCACTTACTGCACAAAATCTTATTAATACATTCGGTGGCGACAGCAAGACAATGACAAATGTGCTTGATGTCATGACTAATCTTGGTACTGCAGAAGGAAACCAGGCACTCCAAGTAATGAACATGTTTGTTGATGAAAATGGAAATCCAAAGCCAGAACAACAGGCTAAGTTTATGGCAGACCTTGCCGTTAAGTCACCAGCAGATGCATCAAAGTACATAGACCTATTCCTAAATGCAAAGAATATTGGAAACGTGGTACCACTTGACGTTGTTATGTCGTTCTATCAAAAGAACCCGAAGGCAGCAGAGGCATGGCAAAAGCAGCTAGATCAAATAAACGCTGTTGACGGAAAGATGTCAATGGACTTCGTTCAAAATCTTATTGGTGCAGAGCAGTTTGACATATTTAAGCAAAACCAGGCTTACTTCGAATCATTAGACCCAGTACAGCAAAAGACTTACATGTCAGCATTTACAAACACAATGCAGCTTGAGGGCGACAAGGATATGCAGGACGCATACAAGCTTTGGCTAAAAGAGCCAGGTAACGCTAAGAAGATGTTTGAAGATTTTGCTGTTGCTAAGGCTGTAAAAGTTACCAAGGAGTCTGTAGACACCACAACAGATACAAAAACTACAAAAGCTCCTTCTACTGGTGGCGGTGGAAAGAAGGAAGATCCATACGAGGATATCCTTAAGCGTCTAAAGAATGTTCGTCTAGCATCTATTAATGCACAAGGCGGTCTGAAAGAGCTTCTAAAAATAGCTGGTGGTAAAAAAGACATTCAACTATTTAGTGGTGTAGAGCAGCAGCTTTCCAAGTTGGGTGCAAGCTCCCAGTTTATTCAATACATTGCTGGTGCAGATAAGGCAACGCAAAAGTTATTTATAAATATAAAGAGAGGCGTTGTCACCCTGACCGCTACTGGTAAGGCAATGAAAAAAGCCTTCGACGAGGCCATTCTTGGTGAGTTCCAGGCTAAGCTAAAGCAGGGAACTTCAGACTTAAAGGCTCAAGCATCTGGCTTTAAGCTACTACAAAAATTTGGTGCTAGTGCCGAAGAGGCTATGGATATGACTGCAGATGCAGCATTTGCATCAGCACTTGCAAGTGCGAAGGGTAAGCAAGAGATAGCAAGGCTTATCGCTGCACAAAGAGAGTATAACAAGCTTAAGAAAGAACAAGAAGAGCGTGACAAGAGAATTGCAAAGCTAAAGTCAGCCCAGGAAGGCGTTCAGGAAAGCAACACAGACTTTGTTAATCAGCAGTCATTGCTGAGCAAGCTGCAAGCAGACAAGTCTCTAACAGAAGAGCAAGTTAAGGCAATTCTAAATGATCCTAACTTACAAACACTTTACCTAAACCCAACTATTGGAAATGCAGCAGACTTACAGAAGGCACTAGATAATGCAAAACTAAAAGCCAAGGTTGAGCTAGATACAAAGAAGCTAACAGTAGATGGAATGCAAGAAATCTTTGATGATGGCTTTAATAAGGCTATGGAAGCATTCTCTGCAAAGGAAAAAAAGATTGAGCTAGACTTCGAGGTAAACAATAAAGGCAACCTAGATACCGTAGAGGATACTGAAAGCAAGATTGCTGGAATTAACTATCAAATAGATGATTATCAGGCTGGTCTTAAGCTAATAGAAGATCAAGAAGAGCAGATAAACAAGAAGTATGACACTAAGCTAGATGCTCTAGATAAGATTGCTAAGGTTAACGACAAAATTGGTCGTCAGGCAAAGCAACAGCTATCCCTTGCAGATGCACTGTCACAAGGTGACGTTTCTGCAGCAGCCCGTGCTGTCCAAGATGTCAAGTCTCAGCAATCACAGGACGCTCTTGATTCGCAGAAGGACGCTATTGAAGCACAAAGAAATCGTGCTTTGGGAGAAGTAACTTCAGACGTAAACGGCAAGAAGCTAACCAGAGTTCAGATCGAAGAATCAATCAAAAAGCTTGAGCAGGATATATTTAACCTAGAAGAGAAGTCTCTAGAGCCTGCTAGAGAGCGTCTACGCATAGCAGAAGAGCTAAAGAAGAATGAGATAGAACGACTAACCATTCTTGGAAAGACTCGTGCAGAGTGGGAGCGTGAGCAAAACAATGTAGATATCGCCAGAACTGAGAGTGACGAGTATGTCGGTGCTATGAAGGAAGCCCTGGATATAGTGGATGACCTTACAGAGTCGTACGAGAATGGAACTACCGCTGGAACTACTACTGCTGCAACAACCACTAAGTCAACAACAAAGGTAACACCAAAGCCTACTGTAAAGGTAACACCAAAGCCTACTGTAAAGGCAACACCAAAGCCTACTGTAAAGGCAACACCAAAGCCTACTGTAAAGGTAACGCCAAGGCCAATCCCAGATAGAATAGACAGGGCAACACCAAAGCCAACTGCAAAGCCAACGATACTTGAGTCCGCTGGAAAAGCAGTAGCAGGTTTTATTGGCGGATTGTTTGGATTTAAGCTTGCAACTGGAGGAATGGTTCCAAACTATCTAGCTGCTGGCGGATCGCCATTCGCAGTAGGAACAGACACAGTGCCTGCGATGCTGACACCAGGAGAGTTCGTTGTTAAGCGACAGGCAGTGAAAGACTTCGGGGTAGACAGGCTAAAGGCTATAAATTCTGGCACATACAGTGGAGATTCCATGTATAATTATGAAGTAAACGTTAACGTCAAGTCAGACGCAAACCCTGACCAGATTGCAAGAGCAGTTATGTCTCAGATCAGACAGGTTGACGCACAACGAATTAGGAGCAATAGACTGTAATGTCAACAAGTCAATATCTAGCTGGTAGGAAGAAGTACGGAAGACCACAGGCTATCCTATGGTCTAACTTCGAGCCAACCGTACAAAATGGCATATATGTTCCTGCAGGATTTGAAGTAGGGCAAACAACGGACTCTATTGACGAATCATTAATAGATTCTTTTATCATCCTTTCAGATGACAACAGAGATAAGCTAGATTTTTCAGTAGAACGAATTGAAAAACGTGAGCGTATGATTAATGGTCGTATGCGTTCATATCACATTGCAGATAAGCTGAGTTTATCGACATCGTGGACATCTCTTCCATCTAGATCTTTTATAACCAATCCAGAATTTAATGAAGCTGGAAAGCCAGCTGGACTTACAGACACAGTTGATCATGACGGAAGCTCTCTTACCCCGAATACTCCTATAGCCTACAGCGGCTCTGAGTACTTTGCTGACCAGCAATATACTACAGATGGCGGTGCTGGAGGGGTAGAACTTTTAAGTTGGTATGAAAGCCACCCAGGGCCATTCTGGGTATACCTAGCGTATGACAAGTACAGTAATTTTGACAATGATAAATACTCTAAGCTTGGACAGTATAATGAAGCGATAGAGATGTATATCTCAGACTTCTCATATAGCGTTGTAAAGCGTGGTAGAAGTAATTTCGATCTATGGGACATTAGCGTAACGCTGGAAGAGGTTTAATATGTTTGATGACAAAGAATTATTAAATCATCTTCAAACTCAGCCAACAATAAAGACCAGATCTGCAATTATTGCAGAATGGAACATGAACATAGGATCTAATATCGATAAAGTTGGTAACTATAGATATAGACCACTAGACCAGGTAGGTTCTAAGTACTCTTCACTATCACAGACATATGATCCAGAAGATATTGGGTATCTATACACTGGTGCAACCAATGCTGATATTGTTATTGATGGAACCTATGACGAAGAAGATAGCCTTACACTATTTAAGACAAACAATGAAAAAGAAGAGTCACTATTTTCTTTGGAAAGCTGTCTAGAGCGTTTTAGACCACGATCAGGAATTAATAAAGCTAGATTTGGAATAAACTCAAAGTACTTGCACTATAGCAACGAAGACCTTGCAAGTAGGCCACGGTATTATATGGCAGATAAGAATGACAAGTTTAAGTATTGGAGCTCATTTAGATCAGAGGCGATCTACAAATATGAATACTCAGATGGAAGCACATCTTATGGAGAAAGCCCTACATTTTTAGATGGCGAAGTCGCCAAGAGTGGAGTAGTCAGTTCCTATAAAGAAAGAGGAATAGCTCTTCAAAAACAAAATGGGCAGCACTACATTGACGATACAGCCCCATTTGTAATTTATAAAGATCCTGTACCAGCAAATAGAATTGTTACCAAGATACAGACTAATATCGGATCTGTAAAACTAAATGACATGTTTGGTCCAGCAGGACTGGTTTCTGATCCGTTCTTTGGCGATGAAAATAAGACAACACCAGTAAGGTGGAAGATTCAGTATCTATCTGGTAACTCCTGGATAGACGCAGTCTCATTTGACGAGAGTAGTAGAAGAAAAGATGGCTCTCCAATTTTTTCTAGTGATGGCTATGTAGAGCTATCTTACGGACTAATTATCCCAGAACTATTCAGGGATAAGTTTAATTTGGTTGGCACGGTTTCACTAGAAGCAAACTTGCCACAAGAAGCAGTCGACGGCGATGCATACCTAATCATTCCATCAGATGGCTCGATAGGTAGAATGACTGTTTGGTATAACGGCGGATACGTAAGATCTTTTACACCAGAATATGGTTGGCAGCTTCATGATGAAAATGTTTCTTCTGCAACTAACTTTATCTCAGAGTTGGTAGATTCACCAAGTTACTTTGTTGGATCAGAAAGAAAGTTTAGAGAGTTTACGTTTGTTCGTGGTATCAGAGTAGTTGCAGAAACTATGAATCTGCACGGTACATCCCTAGACCTAATAGAAATGTCTCCAAGATTAGCTGCAGATATATCTGGAATCACTAAGTCATTCTCTTTGTCAAAAACAGCATCAGACATCGGAGATTCTGGTCTTCCTGTTGGCCAGCTTCTAGCTTCAACTGGTGCAATTCAAATATTTGATACAGAACTAGCTTTTAACAAAAATAATATTAGGAGCATGGTTTCTGAGTACCAAGCACAGAACCTGCAAATTAAGTTTTACGAGGTCATCAATAGAGACGACATAGACTATTATATTCCAATAAAGACCATGTACTCTGATGGATTCCCAGAGACTAGCATGGATAATAGAAACGTTACAATAACCCTTAGAGATATGCTTTTCTATTTTGAAAACCACAATGCACCAGAGCTATTGATAACTAAGGCATCGCTATCATATGCAGTTTCTATACTGCTCGACTATATTGGATTTTCAAATTATACATTCTATAGGCTAGAAAATGAGTCAGATCCAATAATTCCTTTCTTCTTTGTAGATCCAACAATGAGCTTGGCAGAAGTGCTAGAGCAGCTAGCAATATCTACTCAAACAGCAATGTTCTTTGACGAGTATAATAATTTTATTTGCATGAGCAAGGGCTACATGATGCCAGGGCAAGACGATAGAGCCACAGATCTTACACTGTATGGGTCAAAGGATTATTCTAAAGACGGAATCTCTAAGAATCAAAGCACAACATTAAATCTAGCTAACATTATCGAGGTAACTGAAAAGAATAGCAAGGTCTATAATTCTGGAACTATAAACTACACAACCAGATATATTCAGAAATCACTAGGTTCTATTAAGCAAGCCTATGTCTTAGATAAAGAAAGAACTTGGATATACAAGTCTGTACTACTATGGGAGGTTTCTGCACCAGAGAACTCAAAGTCGGTCAATGAGCAAACCTCTACATCGGACTCTTATAGCCTTTCAGCAATACCACTTAACTCAGATCTATCAGATCAGGTGCCAGTAGTTGTGAATAATCAGGTTGTAAATAACATCATTGACCTAGGAGAAGCTGTTTACTGGCTAGGAAAATACAATGGATACTTCTATGCTAATGGAGAAATTATAAAATTTGATGCCATAGAGTATAGCGTATCTGGTATTTTTGGTAACGTTTGGATAACAAGCGTTGCAGATTACCAAAAGTATTTTTCTAAGATTCCGTTCAACGGCAAGATGTATCCTACTGGCCGTGTAAGGATTTACTCAGAGCCAAACTACGAACAGGTACTTGACCAAACAAGACTAGCTAATGGTGCAGTAGCTAAACATGGTAGAGGCCAATTTGGTACCGCAATTGAAAAGCACTCTGCTGGTCTTAATCCGTATTGGAAGTCTTCAGAAAATGTTCGTGGATACGCTATGGAATCTAGGTATCTATTTGGACAAGACACTTTTGATACAGAGGTACAGAGCGTAGCCATTGCTGGAGAAAAAACGGCTGACGGTGCCTTTGCAAATACAAAAGCTAAAAGGTCAAATAGAACAGACGTAATTAAAAACTTTTTAAGTTCAACTTATTATTCTGAAACGTCTTCGTCAACCAAGACACCAGAAATGGTCCAGGCATCAGCACTAGTATTTGAAGGACCATCTTTTACAACCGAAGAGTCACCACTAAACTTTGTTTCGTATGTTACAAAGAAAGTATCAGATCAGTCAAACAAGTTTAAGCATTTTGGTACTAGAATGAGAATTGTTGGAAAAGTAGAGTCGGATAGCACATCCTGGCAGACTGCAGCAGGTGCAAGTACGTTCTACAACATCTCTACAGAGGATCCAGAGCGTGTAGCTAAGATTGATGGAGGATCTGGTGGTTTGGGTATCTTGGTAAACCCAAAGACAAACGCAGGGTACTACTTTGAAATTGCTGCCTTAAACACAGATAACCCAGAAGACTACAAGGAAACTGGTTTTACGGTTCACAACGTATTCTTCTATAAGGTAGAAAAGAAAAACACAAGCGAAGGCTTAGCGGCTCCAGTTAAGCTTTGGAGCGGAATGTCTAGCATTCTCGTAGACTCTGGAACATTCACTGGCCAAGAAAGAGTGTTTGGTCAAAATAACCAGACCGTATACGATTTGGCTGTTGAGTATGAAAATATTGGTTCTAAGAGAAGATTCTACCTATTCCTAAATGGAACACAAATAGCTACAGTAGATGACCTAAACCCAAATGTAGAAGATGAGCATGATAACATGTCACTTTTTGTTAGAGGTTCGTCAAGGTGTATGTTTGAAAATATATATGCACTGTCAAATAATTATTCAAAGAGTCAGTCCTCCTCACTTGAGCCAATAGTTGCTAAGGCATTTGGTGCCACAGACATAGCGATTAATGAATCATTTAGGAAGTACTCAATTTCTGGCATAGTCCAGGCAACCTATTTGTCTGGAATTAGTGCTGCTACTTCGCCAAGATACAAGATTTACTATGAAGAGTTTGGAACGATTATGCGAGAGGCAGCATACTTTAATATTAAGTACGATAAGGCTTATCCTGCACTTTATGCAAAAATTTCACCAACGTTTAATAAGTTGCGTGGATATACGGTTTCTGGATTTTTTGCAGGTGCGTATGGTGCAGAGTTCCTGGTATTTAATGCAACAGATAATACAATAATCCTAGACGAAAGCACTGGAAACTATCTTAGAATTCAGGGGGTAACCTTTACTCAAAACTCTTCACACGATTTAACAGTAGACGAATACTTTAGTAAAAAGTCCAACCTAGCAGATCCACAGTTTACAAGTGGAACTTCTGTAGTATCTGCTAACATAATCAAGCAGAAGTTCCGTGATATTAAACTAAACAGAACATCTAATGGACAGGTTGACTTTAATTTACGAGCAGATTACGTTCAGGACCAAGACTCGGCATACGAGCTTATGGGATGGCTAACGGAGAAGATCATGAAAGATAGGATGTCTATCGGAATGAAGATATTCGCAAACCCAATGATTCAGCTTGGTGATATAGTAGAGGTTGATTATATTGAAGACCAGGTAGTAATGCTTGGAGAAGGTTCGAAGAGATTTGTGGTATACAATATTGAATATGCTCGCTCTCTCGAAGGACCAGAAATGATCCTATACTTAAGTGAGGTTTAAATGGCAGTATCAGCTACACCAAACGTACCATTCAAAGACTATGTTCGCACATCATCACAAGTTAAATCAGCGACTCCAGATTTAATAATCGAAGATCAGATGACCACTCCAATAGAGCTTATGGAGCAGCTCATCTTTGAAAAAATAGGTGGCCAGGAGCTTTTGTTGCTATCTAGACACGACAATCTAAATGGACAAAAGGTAGCTTACCAGCCAATATCAAACCTGACAGAACTAAGCATTAAGTATTCTCCAGAAACACTTATATTTGCTTCAGAATCATTCAAGGATTATTTTAAAAACTTTACCATTTTGCTAGAATCTGCAGTACCAGAGCTAATAAAATACGACGTTGACGGTGCAATTATCTTCAATGATTCTGCACCAAATGCCTATACCAGTAATATAACTGGAGGTATAACCCTGGAATTCTCTGACATAAAGAATGGCCAGCAGGTAGAGGTTCAGATAATGTCAAACACAAAGCTATTTGATGATACAATATACTAAGGTGATTACAAATTGATTACAAACGTCGGCAAGTCCATTTTATCCAAGTACCTGATAGGTCAGGCACCAGCCTATGCCTCGCACATAGCCATTGGCTGCGGTGCTACAGTAAACTCTAATCCACTAGATCCAAATGGATTTGCTGAAAAGCTAGACATGGACTTTGAGATGCTACGTGCACCTATTATTTCAAGAGGGTATGTAGTTGAAGATGGGCAGTCAAAGATTATCTTTACTGCCGAGTTGCCAACACAGGAGCGATATGAAATAACAGAGGTTGCACTCTACCCTTCTGGTGCTAATTCATATGCATCTGGGTTTGATAGTCGTGTCCTTTATTACTTTTCTAGACAAGAGCCATGGAAAATTGGAGAACTTCCAGTAACTGCGATAGATACTCCACTAGATTCTCAAAATAACGAAAATGATATAGATCAGTATGTAGACGTTAGTGCTAATCCTGCACAGCTAGTAGAAATTCCAAAAGTGTTTCAAACCAATGCCAGTAATAAGCTATTCTCTAATGCAGCTAGACAGAATAGAAATGAGCAGGCACGATTCCTCAACAATATGATGATGGTGCGTGGAGACTTCTCAACCATTGATGCATCTGATGAAATTGTTACTGGAGAAAACTATATTAGCCTTAGCCCTATCTCTATTAACTTGGACAAGAATGCTCCAACAGATAAAATTAAGATTGCGTTTTCTGTGGTTAACCAAGAGGGTAACCTGATAGATGAAGAGCCAGCCAAGCCAGGAAAGGTAAAGCTTTTAGTAGAGTTTGTAACAAGTTCTGGTCAAACAGCAAAGTTCTACGCAACAGCAACTTCAACATTGCACGGTGGATCGGCAAATTTTGCTACAACTAGATATTTTGTCATTGAAGAAGAGCTAAAAGATTTGGTTAAGAGTTCTGGATTTGCTTGGAGCCAGGTAAATGCTGTTCGTGTTTATTCTGCAGTGCTTGTACCAACTAACCCAGGCGGTACTGAGTTTGATAAGTCAGATAATTTCTATGTATCATTAGATGCCATTAGACTGGATAACGTTAATTCTTATAATCCACTATACGGAATGACTGGTTACACTGTAGTTAAGACACCAGACGTACGACCAATTGTTAAGTTGCCAAACACAAGCAGCCTGATAGAATTTAGGCTTGCAGTCGGAGTTGCATAATGCCTAATAGGATTATCAATATAGACAAAAACAATCTCCCAATTAGTTCGGATACTGGAGAATACATCTTCAGATATAGAATTGTGTCAGATGATAAAAACAGGTTTTCGGCCTGGTCACCACAATACAGACTACAGGCTCCAACCATAAGCCAGATAATGGCTGCAAACAATGTAGCCTCGCTGCCAATCCCAAGCTATTCGGTTCAAACAGCATCTGGTGGGGAAAAGGTAGCAACAGTATCTTGGAATATTCCAGCAATCTTTTCTTCTGTTGAGAAGTATGACGTATACATTAAATGGGGTTCGTCTACTGGCACTAACGCCTGGGAATTCTTTAAGACGGTATCCGCAGGAACTTTTGTTATCGTAAAGCCATCTACTCAGACCAATAATACTATTAACATTAAGATTCAATCTGTGGTATACCCTAAAAAGGTGCTAGAGTCGCAAGTTCTCTATACTCTTACAGATAAAGCTTTTTCGTGATATAATTAATCTACTATGGCAAAAATACCTACACCAGATAGAGGGCAGCCTCTAGATGTTTCTTACATCTATTATATTGTAGATGCAATTAATGAACTTGCATCGCAGCAAGTATCAGCCACATATAAGTACTCGTCTATTGACACCATTGCAGGACCACAGAACTCTTTGATAACAGACACAAAGATTGTAGCAGGAGAGACTACCGTATATGCAACTGAAACTGACGTTTCTGCTGGTAAGACAGAGCCATTCTCATATTCCTTTAAGAGCGAATATAAGTATCCTCCAATTGTGACCGCAACCCCAGTCTTGGTTTCCTCTACTGGATCTGGACGTGACGTATCGGTTGTTATCGAAAGCATTACGACTGCTAGAATTGATGGCAAGGTAACTTTTAACTCTAGCGGTAAATCAGCCCTAAAGATTAACATCATTGCAGTCGGTGTTCCTAACTAAGGTTTGCTATGGCACCAAATCCAAAGCGTGGCTATAGAACTCGTGAAGAGTATAATCAGGCACCAGTAATTCCTGGAAACAAGAAGGTATGGTTCCTAAATGGGTATCTTGTTCGTGTTCATCATCTAAATAGAGCAAACGGAATTATGTCTGTTTATAACATTATTACAGATCAAATAGAGAGTTGTCTAGTAGCTGACTTCAAGCGAAATCGTGAACGTGCATATACTGTTGGTGAGACGGCAGATCTGGTAAATAGGCACAAAAAGTATATACCATCACTAATAAAACGAGGAGTCATTCCAGGACCAACTGGATCGCAAAAGGGTGGCGGTACTGGTTGGCAAGTAAGAAGTTATTATGCAGAATCACAAGTAAGAGAGATACGTGATATACTAGCATCCTACTCTATGGGAAGACCTAGAGATGACAAGCTTATAACCAACAATATAACTCCATCGCCACAAGAGTTGACAAGGCGTATGGGAGATGGTATACTGACTTATACTAGAACAGAAGATGGAAGATTTATCCCAGTCTGGGCTGAGTCTATATAGAAGAAGGAAATATGGGTATGGAAAACGAAAACACTAGAGTACGAGTAGCCCTTGGCTATACGCTAAACCTAGGAAACTTTCAGTCGCTGCGAATTGACCTAGAGGTGTCAGACAGCAAGCGTGATGGAGAAAATGCAGGAGAGGCATTTGAGAGGGTTTATTCTTTTGTAGAGGATAAACTAGCCGAAAAGGTCAAAGAGGCATCTCAGGAGATTGAGAGCAAGTAATGGCAGATCGCAAGGACAGGTTTGCCTTGCTTAGTCGTTACAGTAAGCTACATGCTGCACGGTATGAAGCAAGGCCTCAGATTAACCTAAACGTAGAGCAATGGTCAGCAGACGCACTTGTAGAATCATATGGTTTACAAGAGTGCTATGATTTGCTACAATATTATTTTGATATTGCACAGAATCCAAATTGGAAATACTTTGCAAATTATGCACATGAAATAATTGACAAACAAGAACAGTATAAACAAGATCTGCTAGAGAGACAGCAGCGTAGAGAACAGGCAAAGAGGTGGTTGAGTGAGTAGCACAGAGTCAAAGCTGATTTCAGCAGTACTAAATGATAAGCAGGTGCATGTACTCCTGCAAGCAAACGTAGACAATATTCTTACTACCCACAATGACGTTTGGCAATTTATTCGTAAATACTTCGAAACAAATTCTTCAACGCCACCAGTTGAGCTGGTTGTAGAAAAGTTCCGTGATTTTGTTCCAGACAATGGTGTTGGTGCTACTAAGTATCATTTAGAACAGCTGCAGCATGAGTATATGAATAATGCACTCAAGGATGTTATT